GCACTGGCGTACGCGCGCAGATCGAACATCGCGCCGGCGCCCATACTGGCGATCGGCAGTTCCCACGTCGGATCCGTCTGCGTCGGGCTCAGTCCTGAGCCGTCCCGGTATACGAGCTCGCAGCGGTTATCGCCCACAGTCAGCCGAGCCACGAGCAGCCCGTTGGCGCTTGCCGCCATGCTGGCCGGCGCCGTCAGCTCAGCGAAATGCCCGTCAAGCCACGCGGCGCCCGCGGTGACGTTGATCGTCGGGCCGGCCGCCAGCGTCGGTACCAGCCCGTTCGCCACGCCGCTCGGCACCCATAGGCGCGCCATTTTCCGCCAGCGCGCCTCAGAGCTGACGCTGCCGTCTGCGCCGTCAGTAGGCCATACGGTGAGATCGGGCATGGTCAGATCCTCTCGAGCTGCCGGATTCGGCGATTGGCTAGGGATAGCTGGCGCCACTGGTCGAGCGATACGCCAGCGGCGCCGATGATCGGCGTCACCACCGGCGCCTGATTCGGCAGCAGCTGGATCGTCGCTTCGGTGATCACGTCGGTGATCGTGACACCGCCGATACGCGCCGTCGCGCGATCGCCCACGTTCCAGTCCCGGCCGTACTGCTGCGCGCCGGTGTCGAGCGCGTCGAGCTCGAGGCCCGGCGGCCGGGCGCCCTCGGCCAGCGCTTCGGCGCCGGACTGCGCGAGCTCGAGCGCGTCGGTGGTATCGCGGCGATCGCGGAACCCCTCGATGCGGCCCCAGCTGGTCTGCGTGGCTGCGTCGGCGTATTCGGCGATCAGGCGCGCCGTTCCGACACCGCCACCGGCCACGTAGACATAGTTCGTTTCCGGCGCCTCGAGCGTCGAGCGCCAGCCGGCCAGCGTGCCGAGCTCGGCGGAGAACACCGCCGAGCCGGCGGGCTGGTAGACCTCGAGCGCGAGATCCCGCACGCGCACGCCGATGCCCGCAGCCATGGCGGCCATGCGGACGAACTCGAGCAGGTTCTGATACCGGCCCGCTAGCGTCACGGTGCCGCCGAACGCGGCCGGCGTGGAGATCGTCAGCCCGGGCACGCGGCGCGCCGGCGTTGCGCTCGGGCCGGCGTTGCGGTCGACGTAGCCCGCTAGCACGGTCGAGGCCGGCCCGGTGCGCGTGTCGTCCTCGCTGGTCGAGTACGGGGGAGCTGCCGAGCCGGGCTGCGGGTGTACCAGCCGCCGGCGCAGCCAGACCAGATCATCGACCCCGTACGCGCGCAGCCATTCGCCGTCGCTCGAGCTCGAGCGTTCAAACCGCGTCAGCGGCCCGCTGCGTTGCACCGCGCCGGTGCGCTCGTTGACGATCAGCAGCCGCGGCCGGCTGGCGCTGGTCAAGAGCTCGGCGCCGGCGCTGTCAGCCGGCAGCTCGAGCTCGTACGTGGAGACCTCATTGAACCGCGCCACGATCGTGCACGCGCTGTAGGTGTCGATCTCCCCTAGGCGCGTCTGCCAGTCGCACGCCTCGAGCCGCAGCGCTATGCCGCTAGCCATGCGTTCCGCCAGACGAACGTAGCCACGCTGGCCGGACTGGTCAGCGCCACCGCCAGCTCGACGCGGTTCGGGCCGGGCTCGAGCGGCCATAGGCTCGAGTCTGCCGTCAGCAGCGGGTACGCGTTGGCGCCGTCGATCGTGACCAGCTTTCTGCCGGGCCGCGTGTCGACGATCAGCTGCGAGCCGGCCGCCAGCGTTGCCTGCACGGTCCACAGCTTGCCGGTGGTCAGGTTACGCGCCGTGATCTGCTGACCCGGGCCGGTGACGGTGACGATCGGCCACGATTTCACGTCGCCCGCAACGGTGATCGTCATCGCAGCGAACGCGTCAGAGGCGCCCAGCGTCAGCGGCAGGAAAGGGAACCAGCGCGTCACCGCGGCGCCCTGCGTCACGGTCGTGATCTGCTCGAGCGCGTCGAGCCAGTACGGGTACGCGGCCCGGAATAGCAGCACCGCGGATCCGACCGAAGCGGCCTCGTCCAAATCCTCGAGCCCGGCATCATACGCGCAGCGCAGATACCGGCCCGGGCTCGGCCCGTCGACCACGGTCAGCGTCCCTTCGCCCTTTGCGGGGTCCAGCACGCGGCCCCAGCGGCGCAGCTCGGCCCGGTCGAGGATCGTGCCGGGCGCCACCACGGGCACCGCCACGGGCCGCTCGAGGTGATAGGCGCCGAGCATGCGCGAGCCGTCCTGGCCGGGCAGCGGCACGGTGGTGACCTTCACCGGCGGCATCATGCGCGCCACCGCGCCGAGCCGCATGCGGAATACGATCTCCTCGCCGGCCGGGTTTCGGTACGCCACGGTTTCGCAGCCGTCGCGCTGGTACGGGCGCGCCGGCGGCATCAGCGGCCCGTCCGCAGCAGCTCGAGGCGCCGGAATCCCCAAGCGATGTCCTGCGCGTCTGCGCGCTGCGTGGTCAGATTCAGCGTGTAGCTCGAGCCGGCGCCCTCGTCGCGCATGATCTGCCGCAGCAGCCGCTCGGGCGTCACGATCTCGCGCCCGGCTTCACCGCCGACGAATAGCGTTGCGCGGTCGAGTACGCCACCGGCCGCCAGCCGCGGCAGATCGGGGAACGCGATCGTCTGCCCGCCGAAGGACGCTTTCGGCACGTCGAGCGGTCCGACCTTCTGCCCGCCGACGGTGAAGCTCGGGACGTGAAACGCCAGCCCGTTCCATGCCGAGATCACGGCATTGATCGGACCCTTAATCGCGCTGGCAACGTTGCCGGCTGCGCGGCGCACGCTTCCCACTACCGCCTCGATGCGGTCCCCGATGCGGTCCATCTGATCGCCCACGGTACGCACCACGGCGCGCGCTGCGTCACCGATCGCGTCGGTGATCGCGCTGGCGATCTGGCCGGCGGCATTCTTCACCCCCTGCACGGCGCTCGAGATCGCGGCCGGGATCTTGCGGATCTGATCGGTGACCGCTTGCACGGCTGCGTTGACGCCAGCCTTTATCAGCTCCCAAGCGGCGCCGGTCAGCGCTTTGATCGCGTCCCAAGCGGCGGTCAGGATCGTGCGCCATACCGTCGTCTCGTATTTCAGAATCGCGGTGATCAGCTTCACCACGTCCTGCACGGTTTTTTGCGCCAGCTGCCACGCTTTCGACCAGTCACCGCGCAGCAGCGCCGTCACGATTCCGATCACGTCTGCGATGATCGCGGCCGCCTTGCGCAGCACGTCGACCGCGGCCATAACGATCGGCCCGATCGTCCCCCAGTTATCGCGGATCAGATCGACCAGCGCCACGATCAGCGCGCCGAGCGCCTCGAGCAGCGGCCGGATGATCCGCCACGCGGCGCCGATCACGGCGCTGATCTCCGGCCAATGCTCCCGGACGAACGCGATCAGCTGGACGATCACCGGCAGCAGCTTTTGGCCGATCTGCGCCTCGACGTTTGTGAGCTCGGCCCGCAGAATCCGCTGCGTGTTCGCCAGCCCGCCAGACGTGTTTTTGAAATCACCGGCGTACTTATCGGTTTGCTTCATGATCAGCGCCACGCGCGCCGTCGCTTTGTCCTGATCGGTCAGCGCCGACGTTGTATCGGCCAGCCCCATGGCTAGCGCTTCGGCGTTGACCTTCGCCGCTGACAGGTTCACGCCGTACTGCTCGAGCGGATCCGCTTCACCTTTCAGCCCGGACTGGATCGCTTGCAGAGCCGTCGGCACGTCGGTATTCAGGACGCTTGCCATATCGGCTGCGCGCTGCGCCAGCGTCACGCTCGATTTCGCCGCTTGCTCGGCGCTGAACCCGTAGTTTTGGAGGCCGGCGCCGATCGGGACGATCAGCTTGTTTGCCTCGGCCATGCTGAGCCCGGCCGATTTCGCTGCGCCCTTCGCGAAATCCTGCACGATCGACGCGGAATCGCCGAACACCACGTTCACCGCGTTCATCGATTCCTCGAGCTCGCTGGCAGCTTCGATCGTGCGCTTGAACTCGATACCGATCAGCGCGGCGCCGGCGATCGCACCGCCTTTCGCCAGACCTTTCAGCGTGCCGCCGAGCCGGCTGGTAGCGGACTGCGCCTCGGCGGCGCCCTTCTGCAAACCGCGCGTATTCGCGACGAAATCAACGCGGACAGTGGCATCAGCGCCGGCCACCGATCAGCCCTTCCGCTTCGCCGCGGCGCGCCGCTCGGCCGCTGCTCGAGCTCGAGTCTCGCGCACCGCGTAGTCAATCATCGCCGCGCGCAGCTCGGGCCGGTGCGCCTCGTACTCGAGCGGAGAGATCCCCCAGTAGCGGCAGACGTCGAGCATCTGATCCGTCAGCCGGCGATCGTAGGGTCCGGCGGCGCCACGCGGCGCAGCGTGATCTTCCCGCAGTCCTGCCAGCTCGGATCAAAGCCCTGCCGGCGCAGCGCCAGCCAGACCAGCGCGCGCTGCTTATGCGGCAGATTGTCGAGATCGTCATCGTCCGCCAGCATCAGATTGAGGCTCAGCCCGGACGCCTCGCGCAGTCGATCCATTTCGTCTGCGGTCAGCGCGAGATCGCCGGCGTCGAGCTCGACCGTATCGGGCAGCGGCCGCGGCAGCTGCGTAACTACGGTTTCGGGTTCGGCCATGGGTACCTCTCGATTTCGAGCTGCGTGGCTAGCGCCAGCTGCTTTTTGACGTTGCGCTTCTGCCGGCGCGCCGTCGGGATCAGGTAGCGGCCGGATTTCGGGCCGGCGCCCGAGCGGCGCACGCCGTACTCGAGCCAGCGCGCGTACGGCACGCCAGCGCCCTCGAGCAGCTGTACCGTCGGGCTCGCTGCGGACTCGATGCGCTGCGTCCGGCTCGAGGCCCGAAACGCGCCGGTCTTGACGGGCACGCGCACGCGCAGCACGTCACGCGCGATCGTGGCTACGCGGTCGAGCGCGCCGGCCAGCTGCCGTTCGGTGCGCCGTTCCCATACCGGCCAGTCGCGCTCGAGCTCGGCCAGCCCGCGTACCTCGACGCTGACCGCTTCTTTCGAGGGGCGCCCGGCCACGCTACGGCAGCGGCGTGATCGACTTGACCGGTTCGCCGACCACGCTCCACTCGATGTCGATGGTCGACGCTTCGCCGGCGTCGCCCGAGATCGGCGCGTAGGGCTGCGGGATCACTTCGCCCGACCATGCCGGGTTCGTGCCCGAGATCGGCTGCGAGCCGTACGGCACGATCTGAAACGGCACCGGGCCGCCGGACTCGACCGCGGCGCTCAGGATCTCCTCGGTCGCAGCCACATCGAAGGACTGCACGAACGTTGCGACCAGCGACCATTTCGTGATCCCGGGATAGTCGGTCTCACCGCAGAACGTTGTCACGGTCGTGATCGCGGTGTCCGGCGTCAGCTCGACGTGTTCGCAGACGCACTTGAGCGATTCGCCGTCAATGAACACGTCGCAGTCGCGCAGGATCAGCGGCAGCGGGGTAGCCATGGTCAGAGCTCCATTTCATCGGGGGTAGCGGGTGCTCGTACGTGCAAGCGGCACGCTGCGTAATCGATGCCGCCGAGCTGTAGCGCGCCGGGCACGTCAACGCGTGGCACCCACCACGCGTACGCGTCGAGCATCAGCCGGCGGATCACGTAGGACACCATGCGCTCGAGCTCGGCCAGCGTCGATTCCGGCTCGAGCCGGGTGGTGACGACGAATACCTCGAGCAGCGCGGTATACGCGGACTGGTCGAGCATGCCGCGGCCGCCGGCGCCGGCCTCGAGCCATGGATCTTCCCACTGGATCAGGATCACCGGCGGCGCTGCTGCGTCAGCGAAGTACGGGATTACGTCCGGCTGGCCGGGCGCGTCGGGCTCGAGCGCGGCCGCCAGCGCCGCGCGCACGGCGCTGACGCCGATCGTGGCTAGCGCGCTCACGCGATACCCCAGCGTGTCCGCAGCGGCGTCAGCGTGACCGCGTGCCGGGCAAACGTCGATTTCGGGAGGCGCATAGCGTTCTCGTCGGTGCCTAGGATCCCGAACGCGGCATCGTTCGCCTTGTACCACTCGACCGCGCGCATCAGGTTCACGCGGTTGACCAGCGGATTCGCGGCGTCGATCGGATCCTCGGCGGTACGGCAGAGCGCATCATCGATCTCGACCGCAGCGGCGTCGAGGCACGCCGTTAGGCGCGCCTCGACCTCGGGCGTCAACGTGGTGATCCGCAGAGCTGCCGCCAGCTCAGAGATCGTCGCGTACGCCACCGCGGCGGCCCTCCTACGCCTCGGCCGGCTCGGTGCCGGCGTCAGCGCCTCGGCGGCCTCGAGCAGCCGCTGCCGGCTTGCTTTCGGCCGGCTTCGGGCTCGAGCTCGAGCTCGAGCTCGAGGACTTCGGCGCCTTGCCGGCGCCGGCGCCCTCGTCTGCCGGCCCGGATCCGTCCGGCCGGACCACCTGCTGATTCGGCGCGTCGAGTCGCACGGGTTCGTCGGTCATCGTCAGACCTTCGTGATCTTCTGGATCCCGGCCGGCTCGATGATCAGATCAGCGAAGTAGCCGGCGTATGCGACCTGCACGCCCAGGACGCTCGGCTCGACCACCTGCAACGCGCCGATGCGATCCTCGTAGACCTCCGCTGCGGCGGTCGACGTGACGATCAGATTGCCGTCCGCCATGCCGGCGCTGATGATCACCGGGACACCGGAGATCGAGCCCTGGCCGCCGGCGCCGTACGCGGCGGCGCTGAATCCGGCGCCCTGCGCGTTCGTCGGGTTGACCGGCGGAAAGAGCGGCCCGATCAGCCCGAGCATGTCGGGCGCAGCCACAGCGAATACGCGGCCGGCGCCCTTCGTCGCGCCGTAGACCGCGCCGACCGCGGCCCAGAACGCGCCTGCGATCGCGTCTGCGTCGGGCGATGCCGGCAGCGGCGTGCCGGCGCCGGCGGCCGCTTGCAGATCGTCGCACGCCTTGCCTTCGGATTCGATCGCGTACTGGCCGGCCAGATCGCTGATGATCAGATCCATGATCCCGGGCTGCGTCCAGTCGATGTCCTGCCGGCTGACGTTGACGTAGCCGCCGAGCGTGGTAGCGGTGACCGGCAGCTTGCCGATCGTCATCTTGCGGCTGACCAGCTCGGTTTTCTCGGCGGTCTGCGGCCCGACCTGGGTGTGCTGCGTGACCTTCGGCCGGCTCCACGATCCGCTCGG